TTATTTTACTGCGCTTGTGATTACTTACAGCATGGATGCTGAGAGCGTGACGACTTCATATATTTGGTATGATCGGGAGCGTCATTGCCAAGAGGCATTGCAGGGGCTTGCCGACCCGATTTATGACCAGATTTATGATTTGTACGAAGACACAATGATGGAATGCGTTGTGTCTGATAAAGTTTCGTATGTGTTAAAACCTAAGTTGAGGCCCGAAAATGGATAATAGATTAGCAGTTGTGAGCGATGAAATTAAGCGTTTGCAGCGTGAGTATGACGATGCTGAATGGGAAGGCGACCCGAGGTCAACAGAGTTGGCGAAAGCGTTGAATTATTATAAGAAATTGCACGAACAAGGTGTTGTGCTTGAGCCTAAGTTTTAGTAAAAAATTGTGGGGGGCGTTACATATCCGCCCGATATTGCGTTTTCCCTAGCCTATAACGCCGCCCCCCACGATTATTTTAATCTTCTGATCCCGCGATTAATTGCATGGCAATCCATTGATTTGGACTTTCTGTCATTAATATCTGTTCCATCAACAAAGCATCAATTTCATCATCGTCTTCCATAACTTGAAGTTCTTCATTTAGTTCAATTAAATCTTTTTTGAAATTTTCTAATTGTTCTTTTTCTTTTTTTGTTTTTCTTTTCCATTTTTCAAACTTCTTTATTTGAGTGTTATGCCAATTTATGTTTTCGATAGTTGCGTAATAATTAGATAATTCTTCTGTATTTTTTTTCTTGGCAGTATCAAAAAAAGTTTGCAATTTTCTCGCAACGGCAAGATCGACATGAAGGCCGTCATTATAAGTTTTATTATATTTTGGCCTTAATTCTTTAATAAGTTCGATTTCTTTTACTTCTGCTGCCAATCTATTGGGCATCCATTCCACATCTATAGTTACTATCTCTTCCTTCCATTCCGATGCGTTAAGGTGTTGAATAGATCGTTGCGCTGCGCTTGTTGCGACCCCGACATATATAATTTCACCTTTTTCATTTTTGTGTTTGTAAACCGCTGTTTTTTTAATTTCTATTTCTGGCATTCCCATATGTGATCTTATTTCAAAAATGGTCATACCTTTATTTTCGGAAACCAATTCCATGAATTTTTCTCCTCTTACTTATTTTTCTCTTGTGGTAAATCCCACGTTCTGATGTCGCTCATAATCTGACTTTCTTTTACGTCGAGATAGTAGGCCATGCGTTCGATTGTGATGCCATCTTTTAGCATTCTATTGACTTGTTTAGCCCGAACAGATGCGCGTTTAGGCCACTTGTAAACGCTGCGATCATTAATTTTTGTGGGTGTTTTTGGTTCTCGCAATTTGACAACTTCTTTTGGTTCGTCTTTCTTTTTGCGCCATCCTTCTTGCTCTCGCTTCATTTTCAACATTGCAGCGACTTCTGATTCTGTTGGTGGTCTTTTATATAGCTTTGTAAATGAATCGACTATGTTAACCATCGTTCTCCCTTTTTATTGCTCTCTCTAATATTTCGATTAGCCGTTCTAGCTCTTCTCCATGTTGTTGGGAATGCTGTATTCCCATTCGTTTGCCATCATATTGTAAAATATTTGCTTTGCGCTTTATTGCATTGATTGCTGATTTTACATTTTCGCTCATGGCAAATCATCCTCTTCTCTATTAAGTATGCCCCCGACAACCCCGAGCCATTTACGCGGCCCGTTTCTTGTACGTTTGAATTGATCGATGCGCCCATCGTTTTGCAGTTTTGTAACTGTGTCTTTAATTGTGCTTTCCCCGAAGCGAACAATGTTTGCTGCGTTAATATCTTCCACAGGTGCAGTCCGAACGGCCTCATAGATGCCGTCATGCTGACCGCCTTTTGTGACTGGGATACCGCGCTCTTCACGCTCCCTGATGAAGTTAAAGACGTATTCGGTACGATCCCGAACCACTTGTGATCCTTTGATTGATCTTATGTCTTGGCTGCGATCTTCAAGCAAACCTGTATCTGGGTTTCTGATAAAGTGTCTGATGTCCCGATTGGCAGGGCCGTTGGCTTTTACGACTGCACCATCGAACACAGCGTTGCGCGTGTATTTTATATTGAGTTCTTTGCAGCGTGATTTTGCTGTGCTTTCGTCTACTTGCCATACAGAGAACGCAGAGCGTACACCGTCTACGATGGCTGATGTACCCCGAATTTTATTTCTGGCTTTTTCTGGGCTGTCTATGGGGCTGTCATCGCTAACCTTAGCCATGTGGTGGTTTACCATGACTGTGGCGCCCGTTTCGGTTGACATTTGCGCCAGCAATCCCATGAATGCTGCCCCGGCTGCAGGGTCTGCATTTACATCTGCGTGGACGAATGATGCCATGGGGTCAATTACGATAAGGGCGAGATCATTTATATCTTTGATCTCTGCGTAAATCTTTTCGAACTCTTGGGATATTCCATATGAGTTGCCCTCTTTGAGCATGATAGGGAATACACCGCCTTCGTTTGGTAGGGGTACGACGATTAGATCGTGTTTATAGGTTGCGCGTTTGTTCATTGGGTCTAGGCGAGAGACCCGCCGATGGAGTTCATCTCTGTCATCTTCTGCTGATAGAATAATCGCAGAGCCGTGTTGAGCAACCATGCCGCCGAATGAGTTTTGCATAGCTTCGCCAGATGCGACTTTCATTGCGAGGTCTAGCGTCATCATGCCTTTACCGCTGTCACCTGCTGCGGCGAATACAACTGGTACGCCGAGCGGTATTGTATCCCCGATTAGATACTTTTGATCTGGCGCCCGTCCTGCGAATTGGTTGGCTACGAGCAGATGCTTGCTTTTGAGTGATAGTGTTTTCTTAACTTGATGCACTGGACTGTTAAGAAACTTGGGTATGTCGAACCCTTCGTCCACGGCATCTGCTGCATCCCACTTTTTAGGTTTACCTAGGGGAATGTTGAGCATTGTTACGGATTTTGCACCCGCATTTTGCGCCAATTCTTGAATCATCTTGGCGTATTTTTTACCCGCATCATCATTGTCGGGCCATATGATTAGCTCTTTATCTTTAAGAGGCGAAAAGTCGTATTTGTCTTTTGACTTTGCTGAAAGCATGCCTTCGCCACCAATTGTGCATGTGGCGGTAAATCCGAGCTTGGTCAGTGCATCTGCGCATTTTTCTCCTTCGACGAAAACAACACGGTCACTATCAAGAATGTCTGGTAAATTATAAAGTGGTCTGATTCGATCTCCGAGGTAAGGAAATTGCCTGAATTGCTTCTTAGCTTTACCATCATCGCCCCGCAGAACTTCACCCGCTTCGTCCCTATCTATGTAGCGGCGAACCTGAAAAAGAATTTCACCTGCTTCTGATAGATATAAATATTCTCCATCATGTGGTGAGTTGATGTCAAAACTTCTTTTTGCAGGTTTTGGTGATTCTTCTCTTGACTGAGGTTGGGGGTGAGTTGCGCTTGGCTGCACTGGATTTTTAGGTGCTTGTACCTGTGGCGTGTCTAGATATTCTTTGAAGTGATCTGCTATTTCTGGAAGCGTCCACCCGCGTCCTTTCATTAGGATTTTCGTGATGCCACCAACGCCTTCGCCCGTGGCGAAATCCATGCCTTGCATAAACGTTGGGCTAGATGGGTCTATGTCTATTTTAAGGGACTGGCCTACTTCGCCTTCGAATGATCCGATTAGAAATTCGTTTCTTACGACTTTGCCATTTATGAATGTTCGCTTTAATTCATCGATCTGAACATGGTGTGGCACTTTGTCAGAAATCTCTTTAACGATGTCCCTACCACCATATCTTGAGTTGCCAACTACTGTTAATCGCATTATGTTGTTCCTTGTATGAAACTTCTCTACTGTTAGGCCGTATCTCAATGCATCTGAGTGCGGCCCTTTTTTTACTTATCTTTCCAGCATGTCTCCCTAAACTCGCAAAACTTGCAAAGATAAAAGTCTTTACTGTTTGCGATGCGAGGTAGAATGTCACCCGCTTTAGAAGCAGTCAAGATATTTACGGCCCTGTCGCTGGATGACTGAGCCAACTGCTGATCGAACTCTACTAGCTCATAGTATATTTCACTGGTGTTTTTATTCACAACAGTAAATAGAGCCGGGTTTTCTGCTAAATCCATATATGCCTGATATAATGCGATTTGCGTTGCATATACGGGATTTGCCTTTGCTACGCCCATACGAACGAATGCTTTGAACTTTGCATCGTTTGCTGATTTGTTTTCCCATAGCGCAGGGTATGCCATATCAACTGGACCGCCGCATAGAACGCCATCTATATGACCTCGGATTTCTCCATCTGCGATTGAAAAGCCAAACTGATCGCCTTGCTTATCTTCTGTGCGTAGGTCAAATCCTGCATCTCTAAACCACTTTGCTACATAGTCTTCAATGTTATGACCGAACTCAAAGATGCGCAGTGTTTTTGCGCTGAAACCAGAAGATGCGTCTGGAGTGTAGTTTAAATAGCGATATTGTATTTTGCGTCCGCAATCTTCTCCGATGCTAGATGCACCTAGATACTTTCTCTTTTCGCGCCGTTCATTTTGCCTTTGTATTCCTGCGTCAATCGCTGCAGAAATAGCTTCTGTTGTGGGATTAGAACGGGATACTTGTAGATGGGAAAGTGCCTGTTGACTTAAAGTACTTGTCTTCGAGCGTTCCAACGTTAATCTCCTCAGTTATCGGCTTGGCCTCTTGCAGTGCAAAGATTAGAACTTCTACCTGTTCTTCGGATAGATCGCAGAATCGGGTCTCCCACCCGAACTTGCTTAGAATAAATGCCAACTCTTTCATTGGCTTCGGTGCGGATGGTACCGTCAATGCATTGTCTCCTCTGGTGCTATAATTAAATCCATAATTTCATCCATTTCTTCGTCATCGTAATGTTCATTTTTAAAATTCATCACCATGACATGCCCTTCAGCGATCTCTACTGTGGCTGAC